TTTTTACCTTCAGATTCTTTGATATACCAAAGTCCATATTCAAAACTTGAGAATTTATCTTTTTGAATAGATTTATTTGCCTGTTTAAGTACAATGTTTAATCCTTGATTTTCTTCACGCAAATTAAGCATTTCATCTTTGAGGATGCTCGTGAGCTGCTACGGCCGCAAATATATATTTCTTTGCTCGGGAGTCATTTCTTTACCCATACGAGTACCTAATAATTTTTGTTTAGCCGTTCTTTCATCAATTAAGAATTTCACCTTACCTGCTGCCATTTGAGTTACTACATTAGAATGGCACTCTGTGTTAATGGCAGGATTAGCTTTCATATTATAAACAGCATCAAATTCAGTTCTTTTAGTTTGAAATTTCTTATATTCTCCATCTTTATCATTTTCAATTCCAAAATCTGGATACTCAACTCCAGTTTCTGGATCATTTTGAGATTTAACCATAGCATCGATCAATCCATGTCCAAGTCCATTACCATCAATTACAATCTTTTTTGCGTGATATTTATAATATAATCTTTTTAAAACAACTGCCTGGTCCAATAGGTTCTCATCATTAAGCACATACATATTAACTAAAGTAATAATTGGAGCACCTACTTCTTGCGGTTTTACCTTAAAGACGCACACTACCGAATCACATTTGATACGTCCAACGTCCACTGATAGTAAGTAGTAACTTCTATCTGTGGATCGTCCCGAGTATTCATATTCTGGCTTTTGGAGTATACGGGCACGGTCGAAGTGTTCGCCATTAAAGAAAGATCCTTCCACCGTTCCAGTCCAACGGCTTTCGTACTCCCTCTCGAACGATGCCTCATCATAGGTTTCATCTTTTTTAATATCAGTAATAAAGTTTTTATCTTGAAGGCCCATCATAACAGGAGTCCTCCAAGTACCACCCATAATATAAGCCTTGTCTGGCTCAGTAACCATCCAAACAAGGTATTGAATAAGTTTTGTATAACTAAAAGTATTTTTATATCCAGCTGTTGTAATATAAACCTGAGATTTGTTTAAAGGTTCTTCATCATGTTTAGAACCGTCCATACACTTACGAGAAACGTTCATCATAGGAATAATAACTTCGGAAAGGATTTTACCGTCAATACCTACGCATTCCTCTCCTACACCGCCATGACGTCTTTTACCTCTAGAACGTTCACTAGCTGGAACATTATCAAACGAAGACCCATTTTTAAAGACATAAATAACTTGGTCTTTTCCTATACGCGTACGTCCTTTACGCCAGTCAATCTCTCGTGTCAACCCTGGTACCAGCGCGCAAAGTTCTTCTACCTTCTCGCGCACGATGCTTGCTGACTGCTCTTTACCACCCGATGTGACGAATAACTTAGCCCCAGGATAAAGGATGCACTTTATAATAAGGCTCAGTACCGTCAAAAAGCTCTTTGAATCTTTATATTCTACAAGGTTCGCTACACCTTGCACGTTCTCTTATGAACTGCTTATAGTTTCCTATAAGAATAGACTATATCATCTTCCCTTGAGGAAGTTTCCTTTTTCGATTTAAGGGATTTTCACCCACCGCTTGGCCCTACTCCTATTGCTCCTATTTTTTATTCCACGGGAGCTATTTCAGGATAGTCGTTGAAGCTTTAATTGCTATATTTAAAAATAAAACCTCCATGAGTTTTATTTTTACCTCTACACACTTTACTAATTGTACTACTATCCAAATTTAACTGTCTAGCAGCCTCTCGCACAGAGGGAAAAGATTTTATGAAATTACCTTGTAAATCATATTGTTCAACTGGCTTATTACTATTATTGGTATTACTATCATAAAGAGCTGAAAGTACATTTTCAGAAAGAGAAATATAACGTAAATTAGATAAGCTATTATTTAATTTATCACCATCGATATGGTCTATAACATATCCTTTGGGCAGAAACTAATCGGTTTCATTAAATTCGCTGTAAACTAATCTATGCACTAAACGATCTTCAACCTTACCATTCTTACTTAATCGTACTTTTTTATATCCAGAAGTTATAGAAGGCCGCAATATCCAATTTTTTAAGTCATTTTTTACTCGCCCTTTAGAGGAAACAGAATAGTTTTCAAATTCTCGAATTTTTCTCCATTGTTCACCTTCTAAATCTTCTGTATAAATCTCTCTATGCTCTTTTACTTTACTAATTAAATTGTTTTTTCTAGCATGCATTACATTATCACTATAACTAACCTATTCTAAATTATTTACATTATTATTTAATTTATCACCATCTTTATGATTTACAACTGGTAAATTTTCAGGATTTTCTAAAAAATGTTCTGCCACTAATCTATGAGCATAAAACATTTTTTTCTGTCCTTCTTTTGATAATCTATAATATTTATAACCATTTTCTCCAATCGATCCAGCAAGAATCTTTTGGGTAGAAATGTTTAATACATCTCCATTATCATAAATCTCATAATTATCATAATCTTTAATTTTCTTTTTCATAAAATCACCTAAATAGCAATTACTTGCCTGCGGATTCCCATTCCAATTTAATATATAAAATATTATTTCCGCACCTTTCTATATATTATGAAAAAAGGGTTCCCGCAATTTAAGAAATTTGCCCAAAATCTTTCAACTTTGAGGCGCCATTGACGCACGTGGAAAAACGAAGTATGTGTACTTCTACCGCAGGCAGGCGCGCAAGAATACTCGTTGATAAAAATAAAACTTTAAACCATTTTCTGGGATTTCTCCATTTTCGCCTGTTTGGAGAAAATCTATAAACATATCAGGCTAATCCCTCCAAAAGGCAATATACTTACGAAGCTCAGGCTCAATGGCCTCAAAACGTTCTTTACTCATACCCAGCTTTCTTTCGCTACTTAAGCCATTAATACTAAGTATGTCTTGTAAGCTCATTCCTTTTTCCTCCTTATAGTTCTTTTCTCCTCTTTCTCAAAATTCTCGCTCATTTTCTTTTTATCAGATTTTTCTAATTCTTCTTCAAATTCTTTAAATTGAATCATATCTTCATCTGTAATTTCTCCTACTCCATCGGCATCAGAGAATAACTCTTCTTCAAATCCACTTACTTCATCATCTTCTTCTTTAGCTTTATCTTCTTCTATTTGTTTAAGTGCTTTATCGAACATATCACTAAGATTTGTTTCTTCGGTAATAAGACGTTTCGCATAGTTTTGATTATCTTTAATTACCCAATCTACTTTATCATTTGGGGTGTCTTGATAATAACGGGGAATAAAGCCATTCTTTTCGCACATCATGGCTATTTCACCAATAGAATCAACAAATTCACCAGACTCAGCTTTGTTCTGCGCAGCAGTAAACTTGCCTGAGCGCATCAGTGTATCGTAAGCTTTTGTCATCTTCAAAGCGCCGTCTATGTCGCCCAAATCGAGCAGCTGATTAGTCTTTAAACTTGTCTTACAAATCATTTTAAGCGTATCAATATGTCCGGCAGATTGAATATCATATGAATTAAGGAAGTCTTGATAAAGTTTTTCAAGTTGTACCCATTCATATGGCTGATAAGTAGGCCCCCATTTTACTTTAAGATAAGTAATATCTTCTTCAGTAAGCTCAAGACCTTCATTTAAATTCTCTGTAGCGACTGTTATAGAAGTGTCCACAGGTTCCACTGGTTTTGGCGGTGCCTCAACCGCCGCGGCCGCAATAGCCTCATCAATTTCTGAAGCTGATTTACCTTGAGTTTTAAGGGTAGAACGTATTTTCTCTTCTTTTACCTTTTGGAGGTGTTCAGAATCTGAAAAACGATAATCTTTATATTGGGTTAATTTCATTTTAGAAAGATAACGTCCAAAGATTGTCATGGGAGTAAGTTTTTCTGGGTCTTGCCCATAACGTTGAAGTAATCCATTCCATTCATCAGGAAGGTAGGGCGCATCTACTTCTTCCAATAGAGGAACATAAGTATCTGGATTCCAGTTATCTACATGAGCCGTGAAACAAGGCTTACATAAGTCGACATAACCATCTGGATATTTATCTAATCTGTGGGAGCGATAGAATTCAGTTATTTTCATAACTTTATGGCATCGATTACATAATTTTTGTTGTGAAGCGGCCATTATTTCTTCCTCCTTTTCTTGCTGCGGCAGTCCTTACAGTGCGAGTAAAAACCATCGCTTGATGTCGAATTTCGATTAAAGAATCGTGGATGTGCCAGAAGCGTCCGGCCGCAGAGAGAACAAGTTTTATATTGACCTTTTTCAATATTTAACTACCAATAGTCAAGAAACTAATCAGTATAATAATCTGAGATTAGTTTGGGGATTTTATTGCAGAAGCAGGTCGATATAAATTCGGGAGTATAATGTTTGCCATATTCTTCTTCTATCTCTTTTGAAATTTCATCATTGGAGAGGTTAGACCATTTACATTCTATTATTAGCCGATAGATGGCGTGATCCTCTAGGGCCTCGCGCATGAATTTTTCAAAATCCATTATCATAAACCAAAGATCATTGAATTTACCCTAATTCTTGCCCTTGAGCTTTATGTAATGTTTGAGGAGGACGGCGCAAAGGTCTTTATTCATAAGAGAATAGCCTTTGTACCAGATTTTGCCGTCGGAGTCTACTCCTTCCTCGCATCCATATTCCGGTTCTCTATTGGTATAGTTGGGAGTAATGGAAGAGGTGATGATGGGGTAATGCGCATCGCGCAAAGTGTACATGAGGGCGGAGTCTTCACGGAAGGAACGAGAAGCTATGTAGGCGACGCGGCCGGTAGAGGTTTTGGACTTTTGGTACCAAAACTGGGAGGCGTCGCGCACGGCTTTTAGCCCAGGGACTTCGTTAAGCTCACGTTGCGTGATTGGGCGCTTGCGTGGAGTAATTCGCTCTTTGAGCGAGGTGCGGGATTGGGAGATGGCTTCTAGTGCGTCATCGCCCGCTTCAAATTTGGAGGCTAATGAGTCGAAAGAGGTTTCATGCGCTTCGATGGTGACTTTGCGGTTATCGGTCATTATCTTGCGCTCACGACGCTCTTCTACTTCCAAGGGGTAAGTGAGGTAATTAGCCATCCATTCAAGTTCTGCTTCTGAGGGAGTGAAGTTTGGGTCAGCGAGTAAGTTGTTGACGAAAGCTAAACGTTCTTCAGAAGTTTTTAAATGAGTATCTAATAACAATTATTTTATATCTCCTTTCTATAATAGTTAGTAGAAATAATCCTACGGATTATTTCTATAAAAAGTATAACAAAAAATTTTTGAAAAGTCAAGGGAGAAAAAGAGGAGGGAGGAAAAAGGAGGAAAACGTTTTTGGGAGGAGAAGAAATTCGTCTTTTGGATTTGGGAAAGATTTAGTGTGGGAAAGGGGGAGGCATTTCCGGGTTCGGGGTCGGTCTGGCTTTCATCCTGAAAACCCGCCCGCCCTTTTGTGGTATGTTTATTAAATAAGTACGCGCGCACATGGTCGACCCGTCAAAAAAAATTTTCGCATTTTTGCAAAAAAGTACTTGCAAGGGGTGTTTTTTGTGGTATTATCTAAGTGTAGACAGCAAGCAAGCCATTCAACAAAGCAAGCAGTCAACATTGAACCTTGACAACTGAATAGTCTTTAATGACCGCTCAAGTTACGACTGATAGGAAGTCATTAAAGCAACCGTGTTACCGTCTACACGGCACAACATAGGCGGAAAAATTTTGAAAAGGGGTGTATAATATGGAATATACACGTGAAGTTATTAGTGCCGTAAAGGCTAACGCATTTATTTCCGCACTTGCGGAAAAGGTAGCAAGTGGTAAATGGGAAAGTGAGACGCATTACACGTTAGGGCTCACCGATGAATCTATGGTTTTCGCCGTTACCACTTTTGAAAAGTGGGTTTGGGAAAACAAGAATAATTACAAGCACGTAGAAGTAGATTTGTATGCTAAATATATTAGCATACAGATAACACGGAATATAAACGGCAAGTGGGCTTTTGTAGAAAGACATTACGACATCGTCCACTAACGCATAAAGGTTGTGGGGCTTGCCTTAAAAGCCCCAAATTTTTCAAAAAACAGGGGGATATAAAAATGTTCATCATTTCAAGACCTTCAAATTCGGCAGGGATTATCCCGTTCACTACGGCGGCAATGGCTCGCTACGGCGCAACATATGAATTTGTAGAACTTAACGGCACGGAATACTTGACAATATTCTTTAAGGGCGTGAAGTCCAAGGAAGTTGAGAGACTTCTTAAGCGCTACGGGCTTCTGAAGCGCAAGAAGTAAAGTATAAAGGCACGGCGGACGCCTTTAAGTCCGCCAACTATATAAAAGCCCAAAAGGGGCAGAAAGAGGCATAATATGGCTAACACTACATTCACTCACATCGCTAACGCTACAGAATTTGCGAACATCGCGAATTATATCAAGACAAACGGCATCGAAGAAGAAAGTATCTTCGAAGCAATGCTTGAGAATTATTACCACAATGGTATGGAATATCAGAAGTGGTACGATGCAGAAATCATCATCATCGATGGTGATAAGGCGACAACCTTATATCCTGATGGCTCACTGAGACATTGGGACTACTAATGCACCAACCGAAAGAAAAGACTTCCGAAAGGAAGCCTTTTCTTTTTTCGTGCGCGCGGGCGCATGCGTCACGCCACGCAGGCCAAGGTGCTTCATGTGTAAGCGCATAGATCAGGGCACCTCACGCATGCCTTAGCGCACACCATAGTATATAACGCTTTTGGATCTTCTAAGTGGAGAATATAGAAAGAATATATGGAGAATTTCCGAGATATATATACCAAAAGAAAGAAGGAATATATATGTGAATATATGTATTTCTTCGGCGCGAACACGCCACTGAGCAGCCGTTTTTATGTTACATTTATGTTACAATTTTATGACAACTTTATTACAATAATGTTACAATTATGTTACAATCCCGTTACTTTTATGTTACAAGAGCCGGCGCGAAGCGCCGAACTTTTGTTACAATTATGTTACAGTTTTGTTACATTTATGTTACAATTTCATGACAATTTCGATGCGTCCCATTATTGAGACACGCCAGCCGGGGCAAA